TTATCATCACAGGTGGATAAGAGCTGAGACTATGGGTTTTGATGATTCAAAAAACATGGCTGGGCGAATAAGATCAGGATACGAGCTTGTAAGAGCTGATGCATATCCAGGATCTCAATATCCAACTGTTACAGAAGGCAAATACAAAGGGGTAATCGGAGTTGGTGGCCTTTTGCTTGCAAAGGTACCGATAGAGATTGTCAAATCGCGCGAGGAGTATTTTAATAATATGACTCAAGACGCAAATGACGCTATAGAAAACGATCTCATGAAGGAGCAACACCCCGGAATGCCAATCAACGCTGAGAGGCAGTCCCGTGTAACCTTCGGTGGAACAAAGAAAAACTAATTTATTAGCGATTCCTAATCCAACGAATAAACTTAACCGTAAACTGCGGATAGTAGTTTACAAAGGAGAAAAACTATGGCGAATAAAGACGCAGCTTTTGGTTTTAGACCAACAAGATCACTTGTAGGTGGACAAATCAGAACTGAAGAATATGCAATCGCAGCAAACTACAATACAGCAATTTATACTGGACAAGTAGTTGAAGCAGTTGCAGCCGGTGGTATCGAAGCAGCAGCAGCTGGAGACACTCAACAATTAGGTGTTTTTGGAGGCGTGTTTTATACTGATCCGACAACAAGTAAACCAACATGGAAAGCTTACTATGCAGCAAGCACTAATGCTTCTGACCTGAAAGCTTCCGTATATGCAGACCCTTATATCGTGTTTGAAGCACAACATGATGAAACTGGCACAGCAGCTATGAATCATTCAGCAATGGATTTCGTAGGTGTAGGTGGTAGTACCATCACTGGACAATCAACTTCAGAATTAGATACATCTACTTCTGGAACTGGTGCAGGCTTAAAACAAATCGGAATCTCAACAGATCCTGATAACAGCGATACAGCGACAGCAAATGCTAACGCATATTGTGTGTTTAGTACTGGCGAGCATGTATTTAAATTAATCACAGCCGTATAATAGGAGATATATAATCATGGCAATATCACGATCACAACTAGTTAAAGAACTAGAGCCAGGTTTGAATGCACTATTCGGCTTGGAGTACAAAAACTATGCTAACGAACATGCAGAAATTTTCAGTTCAGAAAATTCAGACAGAGCTTTTGAAGAAGAAGTTATGTTATCTGGATTTGGAAATGCTTCTGTAAAACCTGAAGGTCAAAGTGTTAACTACGATGCAGCACAAGAAACTTTCACGGCTCGTTACACGCATGAAACGCTTGCTTTAGCGTTTTCAATCACTGAAGAAGCGATTGAAGATAACTTGTATGACAGACTTGCGTCTAGATATACAAAAGCATTAGCTAGATCTATGGCTAATTCTAAACAAGTTAAAGCAGCAAATGTTCTTAACAGAGCGTTTAATAGTTCGTTCACAGGCGGAGATGGTTTAGAACTTTGTTCACTAGCACACGTAATTGTTGCTGGCACTGAGCAAAATGAACTAACTACTGCTGCAGACCTTAACGAAACATCTTTAGAGCAAGCAATGATTGACATTGCAGCACTAACTGATGAGCGTGGTCTGAAAATTGCAGCTAAAGGAATGAAATTAATTATTCCTTCTGCGTTGCAATTTACTGCTGAAAGATTGATGAAATCTGTAGGTAGAACTGGAACAGCTGACAATGATATCAACGCAGTAGCGTCTATGGGAATGGTACCACAAGGATATGTGGTAAACCACTACTTAACTGACACTGATGCATTCTTTATCAAAACAGATGTACCAAATGGACTAAAACACTTTACAAGAGCACCAATCAAAACTGCTATGGAAGGCGATTTTGAAACTGGAAACGTAAGATACAAAGCTAGAGAAAGATACAGCTTCGGCTGGTCTGACTGGAGAGGTATCTTCGGATCACCAGGTGCGTAATAAGTAAATAAATTAATGAGGCGGGACACAATTCCGCCTCATTTGAAATATAAAGTAAGAATTAGACTATGAAAAACTTCCGAGTACAAATCCGCTACCATGGGCATTATGCAGACTTCACCGTTATGGCTGAAGATAATGCTGAAAGTATTGAAAAATCTATCCTTGACAAACTATGAAAAAAAGATGTAATATTTGATACTGATGGATTTACCAATAAAAAAGGTAAGTGGATAACCTATGAGGAGATTGTATATGACACAAGACCTATACAAACACAAGAAGTCCTTGGAGTTAAGCTGGGAGCAAGAGTATAACGAATCGGGTAGATATACTTTAAACATGGTTAAAATTGACGATAAGATCAGAGAAATCGTTACTGAGATTAAGTTAGAAGAAGCCAAAGTTGCTCACAGAGTTAATAAGATCGAAGACTCACAGGCACAAGTTTCAGTAGCTACTTAGTACAAAAAGCTATATAAGGAAAAATCATTCCGACTCACATAATCTCTTGCGCTCTATTCAAAAAAACGCTATAAAAAATTACTATACAATTTAAAAAAGAATGTAGACGAGTATAGTCGACGACCTAGAGACTACATTCACATAATCTAGGAGGATTATAAACATGGCAAATACAACATTTAATGGCAAAGTTCGTTCAGAAAATGGTTTCGCACAAATCACAAAAACTGCAGCGACTGGAGCTATTACAGAAAACACAACTATCGACTCAAGCGGAAACGTTTCAGCTGGTGGTACATTAAGTGTAACAGGAAGATCAACTCTAACTGGAAACACTATTGCAACAACTGCAGGTACAGGAATTACTACTGGTACAGGCACAGTTTACGAAGCAGGAGTTATTAAAATTGGTGAAGTTTTTCACACTACTATTTTAATTGACTTAACAGGTTTAGCATCATCTGGTTCTGGTGACATCATCGGAAAAGCAGCAACTGCTAACTCTCACATTGGACAAATTACAGCAGCTGTGAACGGAACGGTTCTTGGCGGAAAATTAACTTGTCTAGAAGCTCCAGCAGGCGGAGATCCAGATATCAATTTATGGTATGCGGATGAAGCAACTGGAACAGAAGATGCAGCAGTAACTGGTCTAACTAACCAAGTACAAATTTGTGACAGTGGTGACTTAGCTTTAAATAGCGTAGTTAGTCTTGCAACTGTTGCAGCAGATAAATATCTGTACATGGCAACTGGTGCAGCGACAAACGCAGACTACACGGCTGGAAAACTTCTCATCGAATTTTGGGGATACACAGCTTAATAAATAAACATTAGGATGGGGCTTCGGCCCCATCTAGTAATCTTGATTAAGGAGGGATTATGGCAGATACAGTAACAGGACCAGAGGTCTTACAAGAAAACGAAAAACGAGTCGTATTAAAAATCGTTGTCGAATCAGATGGCGATGGAAGCACAACAGTATTTTTTGACTCTTCAGCACGTACAGTAGGAGGCGCTGCTTCACTAGGAACTTTGCAAAGAATTTGGTTTGCATGTGATAGTGGAGATGGTGGCGATACACATGCTCGTTTAGATTTTGAAGATTCAGATGGCGATAGACCTTTACTTGGTTTAGTCGGAACAGGTTATTGGGACTTTAGAGAGTTTGGTGGATTACCACCAAGCACAGACGCTAATACAAACGGTGATATTAATATGGTTGTCGATGCTTTAGCGGATGACGGTAACATGTATACGGTTATAGCAGAGTTTATTAAGACACCATCATAGGAGGTAGCGAATGGCTAATACTACTTCTGGAACAGTAACGTTTGATAAGACATTTGCTGTAGACGAAATCATCGAAGAAGCCTACGAGCGAATCGGCTTACAATCTGTTTCGGGATATCAATTAAAAACAGCAAGACGTTCTTTAAATATATTATTTCAAGAATGGGGCAATAGAGGTTTGCACTACTGGGAAGTAGGCGATACTAATATTGATCTTGTTGAAGGCCAAGCTGAATACACTTTCTACAGAGCAACCAGTGATGGAACATCATCAACAACAGTTGGTGGAACAACTGGAACGTCTACTTATGGTGTTGCTGATGTTTTAGAAGCAACCTACAGAACAGGAAGAGGAACTGTATCTGAAGCAGATTCTGCTCTTACTAAAACAGATAGAGCAACTTATTCTGGTCTTGCTAATAAATTATCTAAAGGAACACCTTCTAGATATTTTGTACAAAGATTTGTAGATAAAACAACAGTCACATTATACACAACACCCGATTCAACAGCAGCATCAAAAGACGTTCACATTTATTTTGTTAAAAGAGTGCAAGATGTTGATGCAACTTATACAGATGCAACCGATGTACCTTATCGTTTTGTACCTTGTATGGCATCAGGATTAGCATTTTATTTATCACAAAAGTACGCTCCACAAAGAGCACAAGAATTAAAATTATTTTACGAGGATGAATTAGCAAGAGCACTATCAGAAGATGGTTCTTCTACAAGTGTTCATATTCTTCCTAAAACTTATTACCCAGGAACATAATGGCATTCGCAAGAGGAAAATACGCAAAAGCAATATCAGATCGATCAGGCATGGAATTTCCATATAATGAAATGATTAAAGAGTGGAATGGTATGCTTGTTCACAGATCTGAGTATGAATCAAAACATCCTCAGTTAGAACCAAGAGGAACAGGTACAGAAGGACATGGTTTACAACATGTAAGACCAGCAAGAACTGAAGAAGATGTTGTTGGTATATTAGGACCTGATCCTTTTGAAACCATTGCAGCTTCATCAGGCATTATAAATGTATTTGAAAAATCTCATGGAAGAGATACAAGTGATACTGTAAGATTTAGAGGTCCAATTTTTACAACATCGGATGCTGATGCTTATCAAAATCCAGTTGGCTTTGATGGTATTACAGGAGCTAATCTTGGTGATTCATCAGGGTATTCAATTACCGTTGGCAAAAGAGATTCAAGCGGAGATATAGATAATACAGAAGATTACTACCACTTTACTGTGAATACAAACACTGCTACAAGTGGAGGAGTATCAGGAGGAGGCAATAATTGTTCGGCTGGTCCGGCAACTTTAGAGGCATAATATGGCAGGTTTTACTTATTCAACATTAACAACAGCAATACAAAATTATACTGAAGTTGGAACTTCTGTACTATCAAGTACCATTACAGATCAATTTATTGATAATGCTGAACTTAGAATTTTTAGAGATGTACCTATCGATAGTAATAGAAAAGAAGTTATAGGCAATTTAGTAGCTTCTAATGATAGTATTAATGTACCTGCAGGAACATTATTTGTTAGAGGTGTTCAAGTTTATACATCAACATCTGCTGCTACAGGAGCAAATAGTTGGCTGATTAAAAAAGATATTAGTTATTTAAGAGAATATGATGCCGCTGAAACGACAACAGGAACACCTAAATACTATGCAATGTCTGGAGGAGCGACAGGATCTGGAGCTTCAACTTCAGGAAAAATTACTATTGTTCCTACACCTAGCTCAGCCTTTATGTATAAATTACATTATGTAGCAAGACCTCTAGCTTTAAGTTCAGCGAATACAACAAATTTCATTAGCTTAAATTTTGGAAATGGTTTATTGTATGCCTGCTTAGTTGAGGCATATGGCTATTTAAAAGGGCCGATGGATATGTTACAACTTTATGAACAAAAATATCAAACCGAAGTACAAAAGTTTGGTGGAGAACAAATAGGTCGAAGAAGAAGAGATGACTATACGGATGGAGAACCTCGTATACCAGTCCCTTCCCAAACACCGTAAGGATAAAATATGGCAACACTAACAGTAAAAGTAATAGAAGAAATCACATTAAATAATAATAGCTATAACAGTGAACGATCACTAGATATTGCTAGTGTTAATGAAATAGCAAAAAGAATCGTAACCATTTCAACAACAGAAACGGGCTTACTAGGTTTTGCTACAGCTTCTTCAACAGATTTATCAAAAAGTTATCTAGCAGGTCAATTCGATGAAGATGATGTTAGATACATTAGAATTACAAATTTAGATTCAAGTAATCACCTTACATTAATTTTTAGAGATGAAGACAGTACAGAGTTTGCAATCAAAGTTGATGCAGGTCACTCGTTTATTTATCCAGGTGATAATAGTGGCGGTGTTTTAGATACGATGCATGCAGGAGGATCAGCATTAACAGTATCATTAAATGATTTAGTAGATATTACAGCTCAAGCAGATACAGCT